ATAAGCGATCAAATCGCACTACAAGCAAATGGCTAATTTAGCAAATCCAATTAAAGCAAGAATTAAAACCGATTTAGATGCGTTGGTTACCGCCGGAACGCTGGGAACGGCCGATAGTATTGATTTGAGCAAAGATGCGCTTAACGAGATATACACAGCTTATCCAGTGGCCATTGTCGGGCTTCCCCGGCTCGAATCTTCCGAAATGGCCGATAATAAAGATAATTTACGCACCTACCTATTTCCTATCCTAATAATTCAAAAAATAGAAAATATTACAACACCTACCGATATGGAAGATTTACTGGATGCTATTTTAAACAAATTTGATACTGATTATACCCTTAATGGAAACGCAGTCGCCGCGGTCATGCCAGTTACCACATCAGAGTTTTTAAAAAGCACGCCGGATAAAGGAATAATTTATTTTGCCGTTTTATTAAGAGCAAAAACACTTTATTTCTTAGGGTCATAATATTAAAAAAATGACATGATAGAAAATTCACAAGATAAAATGATGCGTGAATCTCCTGGGCGTAAGCAGGAGAAAAACGCAAAAAAGGGGTCCAGTCGAACCCATAAAAAAGTTAAAAAAATTAAAAATAAATAAAATTATATGAGCCAAAAAGGAATCGGACGACAAGTCCAAGTCGGAGTTTCAAGAGAATCAACGCGCGGAACTTCGCCGGCCACAGCTTCGTTTTATATCTCGTGGGCGGATCTCGCCTTTGAGGAAAAATACGATAATGTGGTTGATGTTGAATCCTACGGAGTAATGGAGGATTCGGCCAGTGAAACCCGGGTAAAAGATTATGCCCAGGGAGTTTTAAAAATGCCATTGCTCGATAAAACTTTCCCATTGTTTTTATATTCATTATTGGGAACGGATGCGCCTACGGTCCACGCCGGCGGAACGCTATCATACGATCACGCCTTAACTGTAAAACAAAATTCACAGCATCAATCATTTACGCTTTATATCCACGATCCATTAGCCGCCCAAGATTACACCCATGCTAATTGTGTAGTGGAAAAAGTGGAAATTGATTACGCTGTAAAGAAATTTGTTGATGCTTCAATCTCAATTAAGGGATTAAAAGGCGTGCAAGTTGGAACGCTATCACCATCCCAAACCGCAGAAAACCGCTTTGTGCCGCAATATTTGGTATTTAAGATGGCATCAGCATTATCGGGATTAGGCGGTGCAGCTGCAACCCAGGTAAAATCACTGAAATTGACCATTGACCAAAATATCGAAGATGATGAAGTATTAGGACAGAAAGCGCCAAGGGATTTCCTAACCAAAGAGTTTAAAGTTGAAGGAACCGTTGAATTAATCTTTAATGGTGAAAGCGACTTTAAAACTAACGCCCTGGCCAATACGCCCCAAGCAATGCGATTGGATCTTATCAATACCGATGTCACATTAGAAGGCGCGATTAATCCGGAAATCAGAATCGATTTGGCCAAAGCTTTCTTCACGGAATTTAGTTTGCCAAGAAAGTTAAAAGATCTTGTATATCAAACCGTTAAATTCAAGGCCGTATATTCAATTTCGGATGCACAGATGATCGCTATCCGGGCAACGAATTTGGTTGCAGCTTATTAATCATAATTATGGAAAGAGAAACAAAAACAATAAAAACTCCGGGCGGCCATGATGTAATATTAAAATCTTATCTTACCGGAAGGGAAACAAAGGCAATTACCGATAAGGACAGTTTGAAAAATATCGATACTCAATCAACAGCTAATATTCCGGTTGGAATGGCGTTAGATTTTGCCAACGAAGTAGTAAGGGCAACGGTAATTTCTATTGATGGAAAAATTGAAAATCCATTGGATATTATTTTAGATTTGCCATCTATTGAGTGCAATTTTATCCAGCAAGAATGCATCGGAATCTATAATTTGGGTTTTCCCAAGGTGAAATAGAACTGGCCTGGCAACGCTATTTCACCTTTGGCACATTAGAGTACCCGGGCCGGATGATTATTACAATTTTATGCAAAGAAATGGCCTGGACTTTTGATGAATATCAGAATCAGCCAAGTTGGTTCATCCAAGATTTAATTTCTTATTTAGTCGCCGAAGCTAATCATCGTAATAAAAAATAATGGCAGATGCTAATTTAAACATAGTCACCAGTTTAGTTGATAATGCATCAGCCGGACTGGCCAATATGGGAAACAGCGTAAAAAGTTTTCAAGATACGCTGGCTAGTGTTAAAAAGAACGCCCAAGATGTGGCGCTCGGTTTTGGCATTATGGGCGCGGCTATTGTTACGCCGATTGGCATTATGGTTAAGGCAGCTTCGGATCAACAAGTAGCCACGGAAGGATTAAATACTGCTTTAAACGCCATGAAAGAAGCCGGCATTGCCGCTACTACCAGCGATTCGACTTTAACGAATCAGAAAAAAAGATTGACTGATCAGATTACCGCCAACGAACAGAAAATAGCTGATCTTACCAGTAAAGTTGATCGGGGAAAGATATCATGGGCTGCTTATAGCGCCGAAGTGGATAAATTGAATCAATCAAATTCTACTTTCCAAACTAAGATTGATAATATTTCAAATAAAATAGCCAACGCGAGTTTAAATGTTGATTTGGCTTCAAAATCATTTCAAGATTTAGCCGATAAAAATACGGCATTAGGTTTTAGCATAACTGAAAGCGAACAGGCATTTACGGTTTTATTGGGAAGAACCGGAAGCGTAACCGGATCAATGAATTTAATGAACGAAGCGATGGATGTTTCAAGATTTTTCCATATGTCTTTGACCGATGCGGCAACCGCGCTGGGAAATATCTATGCCGGCAATACCCGGGGATTGGTCCAGTTCGGACTTTCCATGAAAGATAATTTAACCCCGGCCCAGGCCCTCGATTTAATCCAGCAAAAAATAGGAAAATCCGGAGAGGCAGCCGCTAATTATTCTGCCACATTTGCCGGACAAATGGCGGTTACTACGGCCGAAACCAATAAGCTCGAAATTACTTTGGGGAGCGCCTTACTTCCTACATTAAATAATCTCTTGCAATTATTACAACCGATTATTTTAGCGGTAAATAATTTTGCAAAAAGCCATGCACAATTAACTCAAAATCTGATGATTGGCGCCGGAGTGGTTGGCATTGCATCTTTGGCTATTGCCGGGCTTGCTGCCGGTGTAATTGCGCTTACGATCATATTGTATCCGATAAATCTTGCTATTATTGCCATTGTGGCCACCCTGGGATTACTTGGATATACGGTTTATACTATCGGGACAAACTGGAAGCTTATTTGGGCCGGAATAGTGGCCGATTTTACCGATAAAATAAATATTATAAAAAGATTAATTGGTGATGTTATGGGACCGCTTAATGCAGTTGGAAGTTTTGTTGGTGGCGCAATTAACGGCGCCGGTAGCGCGCTAAAAAGTGTTTTAAATGTCCATGATGCGGTTATTACCCCATCCGGCCAAGTTATCCAAACCGATCCGGCGGATTATCTTTTTGCCACAAAAAATCCCGGAAATATGGGCGGAAGCGGAAGCTTAACCATTAATATCAATAATGGAATGTTTATCGATCAAAACCAAGCTAGGATTTTCGCCAACGTGCTTGCTAAAATGATCAACCATAATAACAAATTGACCACGATTTAATGCATGCCAAATACATTAGTTTTAAAAAAGAATGGATCTGATATCTCAAATAGTGTTGAGTGGCCGACTTTTCAATTATCGATAGTTCTTACAAAAGAAGTTAGCAAATGCCAATTTAATTGCAAAGTGGCCGGCAGCAATGCTTCACTGGCTTTGGGAGATCAAGTTGATGTGTATCAAAATTCGGTGCATGTTTTCGGCGGAACGGTTACGGAAAAAGATTTGGTGGTGATGGGCGGAATTTTGCCCCAGGTAAGATATACGGCCACAGATTGGTCTTTCAAATTAGATTCTAAGCTTGTCCATAAAAATTACGCGGCCATGGATCCGGCCGATATTGTCATTGATATTTTGGCGAATTATACGGACGGAACTTATACCCACGTCAACGTGCAAAGGGGAAATTTCCTAGTGCCATCGATCAAATTCAATTACGAGCCGGTAACAAAATGCCTTCAAAAATTGGCAACGGTTATCGGTTGGGAGTGGTATGTTGATCCAAGCAAAGACGTTCATTTTTTCTTAATTGAAAATAATCCGGCACCTTTTAATATCGATGATACTGCCGGAAAGATAAACTGGCCATCATTGGATATCGATCAAGACTTGACGAATATGAAAAATAGCGTATTCGTCATCGGCGGTCTTTATACTAAGCTTTATACTCAATCAACCACACCGGATAAATATCTTGGAGATGGAACGAAATTAGTTTTTTCACTTTCAGCCCCCTACGCCAATGATGCCGTATTTACTATTACCAAAAATAGCGTTATCCAAACCGTAGGAATTGCCAATCAAGTAACCAATCCAAGCACGGTGCAAGTTTTATATAATGAACAGAGCCGATATATTCAATTTACCGGATCAGCTCCAAGTAATGGGGATTTAATCAAAATTTCCGGAAATGCAAAAATCCCAATTTTAGCCCACAAAACCGATCCGGCGGCCATTGCTTTATATGGCGAAATCCAAGACTCGATTATCGATAAGCAGATTACCAGCGTTGCCGAAGCCCAGGCGCGCGCGCAAGCAGAAATTACCTTATATGGCCATGCGATTTATACCGTTAAATTCGATACGA